CCCGGGACAAGAGACATGATGAACCAACTCCGAAACAGGGATCTTCCTTTCGTAGTTGACATCATCGAGGAGGCGTAATATGGTAGTAGCACGGAAGAAACCAGTAGAGGTCGAAGTTCATCAGTTCGATCAAGCAACATTTTGGAATAGAGAACAAGACTGGCCAGACTGGATTGCGGCGGCTGTTAAAAGTGTCGTAATTTATTCATATAAAGATGTTACGTATATTTCCACGCTTGAAGGAGATCACCGTGTGACCGACGGTGATTGGATCATTCAGGGAGTTCATGGCGAACTCTATCCGTGCAAACCTGACATCTTCGCGAAGACGTATGATCTCGTCGAGGAGTGTCCGACGTGTGGTGCTTCACCTGGCGACGAATGCAGAGGCTGTGACGACTGATGACTGTTTTTGAATATGTTCAAGAGAAATGCGCAGACGAGTGCAGTCTACAATCTCGAGGATCATGGAGTACTTGTATGGGTTGGTCACCGACGTATGACAAGTTCGGTAATCCAACCTCATTCAATCCGAACACGATTACGACTGAGTTCTATTGTTCGAAGTGTGGCAAAACTTTTCGTGAGTCGTGTTCATCTAATGGAACGATTGTAGAGGAAATCTGATGACTGACGATACTTACAAGCGTGGCTATCGAGACGGCTTCGAGGACGGATATCGTCTGGCTCAGATGAAACTTCCGAAGCCCGGATACACACCGAACGTGCTTCCCGAACGTGACGAACGACCTCGGTGTCGTGTCTGTGGTCTCTCGTTCGACGGTCCGATTGGTTACGTTTGTCCGAACGATCGATGTCCGTCTAGAGTCTGGTACGGTTCACCGACGCCGACGTACACGTACGGAATGATCACTGCCAAGTCGACGACGTGGGTGAACAATGCGTCTGATTGATCACACCGACCCACTCCTTCGTCAGGAACTCGAGCCGTTCGACTTCACGAACCCGCCGTTCGACCCGATCGAGTTCTCGCACGAGCTCGTTCGGTTCATGTACGAGTCGGGTGGTATCGGACTCGCGGCCAACCAGGTCGGCGTCCCGTATCGAATCTTCGCGATGCGCGGAGATCCAGAGAACTTCGTGTGCTTCAACCCGAAGATCGTCATGCCTTCGGAAGAGCAGATAGTCCTCGACGAGGGTTGTTTGAGTTTCAAAAACTTGTATATAGCAAAGAAAAGACCGAAGCATGTTCGAGTGAGATTTCAGACACCGAATGGTGAAACTTTAACTAGAACCTTCTCTGGGATGACTGCAAGAATTTTTCAACACGAAATAGATCACTTAGACGGAAAAACATTCATTAGTGGCGAGAGCAGATTGAAGATAACAAATGCCGTAAAAAAAGCCAAGAAGCAAGGATCAATTTACTCGGTCGGTGATCTCGTTCTTTTGAGTAGATCGTGATTTTCTCGTTTCCCACATTTTCTTATGAACATCAGGAGATTTCTTTCGACCTTTCTGGTAGAGACTGATGGCATTTTTGTGTTCGTCTGTTATTTTTCTACCAGAAAGAGATCGACTGATTTTTTTCTTTGTGTCTTCACTTACATTATGATTTTGTAATGCTTCGCTTATGCGTTTTCCGATATGTTCCGGTCTTTTGCCTGTTCCCTTTCCTTTACGTCCTTCACTGATTTTTCTTTTTGTTTCTTCTGATCTCTTGCCGGGATTTCCTTTTCTAGAAAAACCGAACGAACCTCCAGCGATTGATTCATTAATATAGAGTTCATTATTCACGACGTTTAGTTTTTCATGTAGAAGTTTTTCTTTAAGCAAAGCCTCTTTTCTAGAAGAATGTCGTGAAATTATCTTGGTTGAAAACAGTTCAGGTGAAGCTCGAAGTTCTTGTTTCCACGTTTTAATGTATTTCTTAGATTTTACACTTCCTCTATAACCACTCAACACCCGACTCACAGAAGACGAACCGATATAGAAAGGTGGAAGATGATGTCCTTTATAAAACGTTACGTATGTACAGAACATATTGCCTCGTTGAAAGAAGAATGATTGACATTGTATTTATAAGTCGATATACTTCAACAGGTACCATCGCGATCAAGCGATGAAGAAGTGGAAGAGATAGGAGAGAATGAATGTCTGATGTAGCATCCATCGCCGCTGACCAGCTCAAGTCCTTCGTGGAGCGTATCGAGCGTCTCGAAGAGGAGAAGCAGACGATCGCCGACGACATCGGCGAGGTCTACTCCGAGGCCAAGGCCAACGGCTACGACACGAAGATCCTTCGCCAGCTGATTCGACTCCGGCGCCAGGACAAGTCCGAGCGCGAGGAGATGGAGGCTCTGCTCGACCTCTACATGCAGGCGCTCGGCATGGGCTACGGTCGCGTCACCGAGTGACAAGCATGTAGTCAAAATGATGTAGATTATAAATACACCCATAGGAGGATCTTCTATGGGTGTAGTTTATCTCATTGAAAATAACACAAACGGTAAGAAGTACGTTGGAATAACCACGCGTGGTGCTTCTTTTAGATTCAAAACACATTGTAAATCTGCCGAAAACGGCAGTACTTTTAGAATACATGCGGCTATAAGAAAATACGGTCCTGATAATTTCACAGTGACTGTTCTTGAACATGCCGAGAAACGATCAGAACTGTATTCTCTGGAAAGAAAGTGGATAAGTCATTATGACAGTATGAACTATTCACTCGGTTATAATATGACCAGTGGTGGAGATGGTGCAGCTGGTCGTGATGTGAGCGAAGAATCAAGAATGAAAATGAGTCGTAAGGTAAAGAAACATCGCGAAAGTATCGGTTTTGATGGAAGAAAATTACTTACTTCTGCTGCTAATGCTGCCAAACGTGGTAATAAAGAGAGTGAAATATCTCGATCACGAAAATCTATTGCCCAAAAAACTCGATTTGCAAAAATGACAGATGAAGAAAGAAAAGAACATGGCAAAAAATCTGCATCTTCTATTTCCGAAGACGGTAGAGTACGTCAGTTAGCTGCTTTACAGACTTCGGTATCACCGAGAAGAATAAAGGGGTATAAACAACAATTGACAGTTTGTCCTCATTGTCATAAAATAGGAGGAGATTCAGCGATGAAACGCTATCACTTTGATAACTGTAAGATGAGAAAATGAACATCTTCTTCGTGGACCGATCTCCCCGATTGGCCGCTATCGCTTTAGTAGATCGTCATGTTACTAAAATGATAGTTGAATCGGCTCAGCTGCTCTCCACGGCTCATCGAGTTCTAGACGGTGACGATCAACTCAAGCTTCATGACGCTCGCGAGTCGGTTCTCTATCGAGCGACCCATCGTAATCATCCGTCGGCCGTCTGGGTCAGGTCGTCAGTCGAGAACTACCTCTGGTTGGTCGAGCACACGTTCGGTCTACTAGACGAGTACGCGCACCGGTACGGCAAGAAGCACAAGACCGGCGAGTTGATGTACGTGCTTCAGTCACCGCCTCACGCTCTACGGACGTTCGACTTCACCGAACCGCCGTGCGCTATGCCGGACGAGTTCTTGATCTCGTCAGATCCGGTCGAGAACTATCGCGCCTACTACAGAGTAGGAAAGTCTTCGCTTCACAGCTGGAAGAACAGGACGCCGCCGGAATGGATAAACGATGACAGCTAACTATTTCGAGTCTATAGTAGGAACTGGAAACAAGAAAGACGAAGAGCGAAACGAGAACGACTTCTATCCGACCCCACCTATAGCACTGTTCGCTCTAAGTAAGTACTTCGACATTCCCGGTCCTGTCTGGGAACCAGCGTGCGGTAAAGGTCACTTGGTCGCAGAAATGAAGCGACTTGGATTGAAGACGTTCGCCAGCGATCTGCACTCTTATAGTGACAAATATTCACCGTCCGTAGATTTTCTCGCTGCTGATCTACCGAACGTGGACACGAAGTCAATCATAACCAATCCTCCGTACAAGAACAGGCTTGCTGAGAAGTTCGTTCTTCGTTCTCTTGAGCATGAGACCGTAGAGTTTCATGCTTTTCTTTGCAGACTGCAGTTCATGACGAGTATAACTCGATATGACGGTATCTTCTCGAAGAAACCACCTACAGACATACTCGTCTTTCCGAAGAGACTCAACTGCAACGAGGAAGCTGCTTCTGCCAGACGAGCAGAGGATCAACTAGGTGGAATGCTCGAGTACGCGTGGTTCGTCTGGAGAAAGAGAGACTCTTTGTTTTTCTCGACGAAAACAGAAGTCAGGTGGGTCGACATGGATCGTGTTATAAGAGACTGGAACGAGGAGAACGGAGTATGAGCAGAGACTGGGTAGCCGACATCGCTGCGATGCACGATCACTACGGCGTGCATCGAAGTATCGAAAAGTTCGACGGAGAGAAGCTGCGGCAGTTTCTCGAGTTTCGAGCGCGCTTTCTTCAGGAAGAACTAGACGAGCTAGTGCGAAGTGAGTCCGCAGAAGACGTCGTGGACGCTCTGATCGACCTGTGCGTCGTCGCGATCGGAACGTTGGACGCTTTCGGCGTCGACGCTCACACGGCCTGGGACGAGGTTCTGCGGGCCAACATGCAGAAGGAGGTCGGTGTCAAACCGTCGAGACCTAACCCGCTCGGTCTGCCAGATCTCGTGAAACCGGAAGGATGGGTCGGCCCGTCTCACGACGGCAATCACGCTCGCTTGTCGGAGATCGACTATGGCGAGAAGTAACGCCGCGTCGGCTCCTCGCGATCCGCGAAACGTGGTCCTTCGTAAGAAGCAGAAGAGAGATCGACCGGTCTCAGAAGAGATGGCCGCACAGGCCGTGGGTGCTCTCGGCGAGGCCATCATCAAGGACTTCAACGAGAGGTGCGGACTGGAAGTAGTTCTCTCCGACGATCCTTTCGACGCCGAGAAAGACATGACGATCGACGGCGTCACCGTCGAGGTCAAGACGCAACTGCTGATCGAGGTCGACGACGCTTTCTGGCTGGACATCGGTCAACTAAAGAAGGTCGACGCGGTCGGACGGTTGTTCTTCAACCAGATTCCTCGAAGGAAGAGCGATCCGATCGTCGTGTGGGAATCGAGACGAGATCTGATCGGTAGCACGTTTCGTCGCCGCTACTTCACCAAGGACGATGGCAGAGGAAACATGGTCATCGTATTTCCTCGGAAATACCTGACTAGAGTCCTAGTCATCGACGACGAAGGACTTCGCGAGCAGATGCGAGATCTCTGCTCTTCGTCGTACTTGGAAAATGATACGTTGACACTACTCTCCGAACGTAGTACAATAGAACTGTGAGTAGAGGTAATACATGAACAGACAAGACGAACGCGAATCCGTCGCCGTGCTGAGAGAGTGCATCGACTTGCAGAACCGCAAGGGTGCCGACTATCAGTCAACAGCTTCGACGGTCAGACAAGCTGACTACTACGTTTCTGGGATCAAGACGATCCACGAGATCATGCACGCCAAGATGCTTCGGATGCGCTCTCTCATAGAGCAGTACGAGTCTCGAGCTGGCCAGGCCAACTTCGAGTCGATCGAAGACTCTGCCAAGGACCTGATCAACTACGCGTCTTTCCTCGTCGCTTACTCGCGAGGAAAGATCGACGGACAGTCGCCAGACAAGGACGTTCTGAATCGTCCGATCGTGAAATACGACTCGTCGCCCAGCGAGGTGAACAAGTGAGAGTAGCTGACGTCAGAAAGATCTTCGTCGAGAGGCTGAGCGCTAGCGAGTTCGTCACGGACAAGACCGGAGTCAAGACCATCGAGATCGTCGGCGCGTCGTTCGTCGCCGACGAGGAGACGATCTTCGGCGCGGTCAACCGCGACTACGTGGAGCGTGAGATCGCTTGGTACGAGAGCGAGTCGTTGTACGTCAAGGACATTCCCGGCGGTCCACCTAAGATCTGGGAGCAAGTGGCGTCGTCTGAGGGAAAGATCAACTCGAACTACGGCTGGTGTTGTTTCTCGCCAGACAATCATTCGCAGATAGTTCACGTGTGGCGCGAACTCGTCGCTAATCCGAACTCGCGAAGAGCCATCGCCATCTACACGCGTCCCACCATGTGGTACGACTACAAGACGAACGGTATGTCGGACTTCATGTGCACCAACGCTGTGCAGTACGTAGTTCGCGAAGGTCACCTGCACGCTATCGTTCAGATGCGAAGCAACGACGTGGTCTTCGGATACAGGAACGATCGCGCTTGGCAGAAGTACATGCTGGACTACGTCAGAAGTGCTTACAACAGGCACGTCGATCCGATCGACCGCGTCGAGCTCGGTAACATTCACTGGCAGGTTGGCTCGCTGCACGTTTACGAGCGACACTTCAACATGATCGACCCAGGCTGGAAAGAATGACGGACAAGTGGGACGGCAGATTTCTGGAGATGGCCAGAGTCGTCTCGACGTGGTCTAAAGATCCATCGTCGTGCGTCGGGGCGATCGTCGTCGACGAACACCGTTCTATGGTCGCGGAAGGCTACAACGGGTTCGTGCGTGGCGCAGACGACGACCTCGAGTTTCTACGAGATCGTGAGTACAAGTACGAGCGAACGATTCACGCCGAGATGAACGCGATATTCGCCGCCGGTCGCACTGGCGTCAAGCTGTCCGGCACGACCATGTACGTCTTCGGTCTGCCAGTGTGTCATCACTGCGCTCTGGGAATATCGCAGGTCGGAGTCAGGCGAGTGGTCGTAGGATTTTCTCGCGATAAAGATCTACGTCAGTGGGCCGACGAGTGGAACGTCTCGCGGTCTATATTCACCGAGGCCGGAGTCGAGTTCGAGTGCGTGGTCGTAGAATGAGAGTCATCGTGATCGGCATGAATCCAGGAGATCGTCGTCCGAAGACGGTGAACGAATCGACGTTTCACAAGAGGTTGAACTCCTGGATGGACGAGATCTGCGTCGATAAGTACTCGTTCGTGAACGCTCAACAGAGACCAGGAAAGAAGTTCGCGCCTACTAAGTCCGACTTGAACTTCGTCGTTGACAGCGTCTCGTGTTCTGATTACGATGCGATCTTAGCACTAGGAAAGAACAGCTCGTCTGTTCTGAGACGACTCGGTCTCGAACACTTCGCTCTACCCCATCCTTCCGGGTTGAACAGACAACTCAACGATCGAGAATTCGTGCGCTCTGTGCTCGGAGCATGTAAGGAGTACGTTCATTGTACGTCAAGACAATCGTGATCGACGTCGACGACACGATCTCGACGCACGTGGATCGCGATTATAAGAACGCGATCCCACACGTCGACGTCATATCCAAGATCAACGCGATGTACGCTGCCGGTTGGAAGATCGTTCTGCACACCGCTCGCGGAGTACTGTCTCTGAACGGAGACGTCGAGAAGATCGAGGCCGAGCGCGGACCGATCTTGCGCGAGTGGCTAGATCGTCACGGCGTACGATATCACGAGCTCGTGTTCGGAAAACCTCTAGCATTAGCTTACGTCGACGACAAAGCGATGAGGCCGGACGAGTTCGTCCGCGCTGACTTCGGAGTTCTGTCCGGCGGATCGGGCTCTTCGATAGATCGTTTCGGCGATCGCGTGATCAAGACCGCGACTAACGTCAGAGAACAGACGAAGTGGTTCAAGAAGTTCTCCCGACTCGGTGTTGACTTCGTGAGCGCGCCCAAGGTCATCGCCAGCTATCACGACGTGCTGGACATCGAGTACGTCGAAGGACGAAGTCTGAACGATTCTTGTGAGTCCAGGCACGTGTCGTCTCTGCTGAGACTGATCGGCGAGTTCTCGACGATACCTCCGATCAGCGACGACTGGGCGACCATGGTAAGTCGCGTCGAGTCTCACGCTTCGTTGAACTCGTTTCCGTACCAAGACGAGATCATGAAGATAATCAGATCCGAGAGCGTCGCCAGTCACATGCTGGCAGAAGCGTCGTTCTGCCATGGTGACATGACTCTCGAGAACGCGATACTGACGAAAGACGATCGCATCTACCTCATCGACCCGAACACACCCGACGGAGTCTACACGTCATGGCTACTGGACCTCGGCAAGCTTTACCAGTCGCTCAGATACGACTACGAAGGTACTTTCAGAAGTTCACGTTCGCGCGTTGACAAGCCTGCTCTTCTGGCGTACACGAACAGTCTTCTGGACGAGGAGGACAGAGCTTACGGTGCGCTGTGCGAGTGCGTCCACTACGTGAGGATGATCAAGTACAAGAACGAGCCAGAGAAGAAGCTCGTCATGGCTAACATCTCCGATCTCTACGAGAAGGTTATCTCAGAGTGTTTCTGAATCGCAGTGAGCTCAGAAGTAAGTTAGGACGCGATCCGATCGTCGGCTTCACGTGCTCGACGTTCGATCTGTTGCACGCTGGTCACGTCGTCATGCTCCAGGAAGCCAAGGAGCTGTGCGATTATCTGGTAGTTGGGCTGCTGTCCGATCCGACAGTCGATCGTCCGGATTCGAAGAACAAGCCAGTGCAGAGCATGGTAGAGCGATACCTGCAGGTGTCTGGCTGCAAGTACGTCGACGAGGTGATTCCGTTCGAGCGCGAGCAGGACATCGTGGACCTCATACTCATCCTGAACCCAGACGTGCGCATCGTCGGCGAGGAGTATCAGGGCAAAGAACACACCGGTAAAGGACTCTGCCCGGTACACTACAACAAGAGACGTCACTCGTTCTCTACGACGGAGCTCAGGGACAGGGTCAGCGTCGCTAACAAAGGACATTCGAGATGAGGATAGCGCTGATCTACGGTAAGGGCCTCGACGGCTGCGGCGTTCAGCGTGGCGGAATAGAGATGATCACGTGGGCCAGGAAGAACGGTCACGAGTGCGATCTGTTCTACGTGGACGAGAGGTCGTTCGTCCGCGGACGAAGCCACGGTGATATCTCTGGGTATCACAGGATGAGTCGCAAAGACTTCTCGGACTGCGCTGAGAAGATAGACCGTGACTACGACGTCGTGATCGTTAACTCGTACCCCTCGGTGAAGCACGAAGACGCGACTATCCAGTCGTTCTATCACGATTTTCTGAAGAAGCTCCGACGACCGGTGGTCGTCGGCATGATGCACGAGATCTATCGCGGTACGATAGATCGAATTCCGAACCTGCTCCTGATACTTAACCAGTGCGACGTCGTCATGAACTTCTCTGAGGACACTACGTTCTCGAGAGAGTTCAGCACGGTATTTCCGTCGAAGAAGCTTCACGAACGAGTGAAACGCTTCAAGCTATGGACAGACGTCGACGAACTAGTGAAGAAGAGCGAGTCGTTCGGGATCGTCGACAAGAAGAAGCGTCTGACGTACATGGGTCGTTGGACTACGATGAAGGAGCCGGCGCGCGTTCTGAACCTGGCTCCGCTCTTGACCGAGCGCGATCGCGAGTTCAAGACGCTGCTGATAGGCATCGAAACGTCGATCGGCGCGAAGCAAGACATCGTCGATCATCCACAGTCTTACTACTACAAGAACGTGCGAGGAGGATACTCTCACGAGATACCAGAACCGCCAGATCCGTCGAAGACTCCAGTGTACGGTCCGTACGATCATCACGTCGGCATGAGGATCATGAGCGAGTCTATGTTCGGCGCTTCTTTCTACAGACTTCTGAAGAACAAGAACGACTACGGAGATCGCATGGAGTACACGCAGATCGAGATGATAGCTCTTGGCTCCATTCCGGTCTTCGACGCTGACTTCGGCGCTAACAATCGTACGACGAACGGATCGACTTACGACTCTTACGATCGTCTGGCGGTATGGTCGAGATCGGACGATCTCGAGTCGACTGCCGACGCCCTAGTTCGTCTGGCGAACGACGCTGACGAACGCAGAACGTACCAGATCGCCGGACTCGACTTCGTCAGAGACGAGTTCGAGTCTGCGATCGTTCTTCCCGCGATGTTCGAGGAGATAATGTCTGCCGGAAAGGACGCTGATAAGTACGACGACCTGACCGCGCTCAGCATCATCTTCGGCGACGAGAACAAGGGAAAGACTGCTCACGATCTGTTCGCACTCGGTCCGATTCCGCTCGGCATGACCGAGTACGAGTCGAAGACAGTCACGCGCTTCAAGGACTCTACGTCGAGAGCAAGAATTCCTGTAGACGTCAATCACGGCAACAGTGTAGAAAATTTCTTCGAATGATCAGTCACGCTACGATAATCCCGCTGATCGGCGGTCTCACGCTGTCACAAGAACGAGCGTTCGGTTCTCCGCCGGAGTATCTTCTGACGTACGACGGATTCGGAGACAACGAGAAACACCTGCTGAACTACTACGCTTCGCGCGGGATCGACGTTCCGTACTTCAACCTGTCTCGCGGAGATAGACCAGCGAGAACGGTCGATGTCGTGTCGACCGTCTGTCCGTGCGCCGGACTCTCACAGCTCT